TTTACACTAGTATTTGGAGGAATAACTAAGCCTCGAATATAATAGCTAACTGTAGTATCTGCTCCCACTACTTGAAGATCTGCAACTATGGTATCATAGTCTGTTACGTTTGCAAGATTGCAACCAATAACAGTAGCACGAACTCCAGCACCTATTTCTACTACATCTGTTGGAGTAGTGCCTACTTGTGTTACTAATGAATGTTTAAATACTGTTGGCATATTGTAGTTATCCTAATGTAAGAGCCCATGAAATTGCAATGTCTTCAGCTTGTGCAGCACTAACTGCTCCCGAAGTACCTGCTGGACTTGCCCAAGTTGCTCCGTCCCATATTTCTAATGCTTTTGAATTTGTGTTATATCTAGTCATGCCTAACGCTTCATAGCCCGACGGGCGTTGGGCGTTTGTTCCTGACGGTGGTACAAATCCGTTAGTACCTTGGATTTTAAAATAGCCTGAACCGCTTTGAACAATTTGACTAATTGCACCTGCTACAACGTTTGTTATAACATTATCAACGATACGGAAGTTGCCTAATCTTACGCCGCCGGCGCCATTGCCGTCAATATATAAATCTTGTCCAGTTGTTGTAGTAATTTCATTATCACGGAACATTAAGTTTCCAACATCTAATGTCGGAACTTGCATCGAGGTCGTATAAAAATCGTAGGCATATACTGCTCTCCAACGGAAAGCTGCTGATCCTAAATCATATGTGTTATCGGTTTGCGGAACAAGATCGCTCTTAATAGATGCATTGATAACAATCTCATCTGTTAGTGCATCGCCAATTTGAATATTTCCACCAATTACTACATTGCCTGTGGCATTAACATTACCAGTAACATCTAAGTTTCCTGTAATATTTGTATTTGCAATAAGATTGATTGTACCTGCACCGTTTGGATCTAATTCTATAGAACTATTAGAAACCGTTGTTGAAATTGTATTACCTTGCAATTGCAAATCGTCAATCTGCAATCTTGAATGATACACAGTAGCTTCACCTGCTGCTGCTGCAAATACAATAGTTGAGTTATCGCTGGTAATTGTATTGCCAGTGAAATGTAAATCACCGACATTTAATTGATTATCTACTGTTAAATTTGTAGAACGGATTGTACCGTTTACATCTAGGTCAGTAGTAGGGATAGATGTCCTTACGCCAATGCGAGAGTTGGTTACGTCAAGATAGAGTAGATCAGTCTCAAAAGCTAAGTCCACACCATCTCTGAGTAGATTAGACTTTAAGAGCTGACCGGAAATACGACCAATAGCCATTTGCTCTCCAATAAGGACACCGGGTTTCACGGATTACCTGATTTTCAGCTTGCGCTCTTTGCCGGTATACCACAGTCGGATCTTACAAAAGACTGGTCGCTCTTTGTAATTATAATTATTTATCTATATTGGAAAATTAGCCTAGCATTAACGTGTATATGTTACCTAAGTCAGACATGATGGTTTCAGTCACTTCTTCACCGCCGCCGGTTGATACTGTCCACACAGAGCCATCAAAACATTCTAGGTATCCTATTTCGGTATTCCATCTAGTTTCACCTACATCCGGACTACTACGTTGTTCGGCAGTGGTCCCAGAAGGTACCACTATTGCTGACGTGCCTGTAAATTGATAATAACCAATCCCAGTTGATGCAATTGTTATTGGCGTATTTAATAAATTCGTAATGTTACTATCTTGCCATTTAGTACTTTCGATATATACAATTCCTGTATCAGGATTTAATAATATATCTTCGTTAGACTGAATAGTAGAAATTTTATTATTAACACCGTCTAAGGTCATCTGGCTGCTGATAGTTGCAGATAGCGGGTTTATGCCGCTGCCTTCCCACGGTCCATTATTGATATTTCTCCATTCTGGACTATGTAGTTGAGCCCAACGTCTAGGACTAGAGTCGCTTGCATCGGCGCCTAATACGTATGTTAAATCTATGCCAGGTAATAAGTCTTGTGTGAAATCAGTATTGACTGTAACAGTATCTATTGTCTGATCACCTAAAGTTAAAGTTCCTAAGCCGGTTAGATTTCCAGCCATTGTAATATTTCCGCTTACTGTTAGATTTCCAGTAATATTGGTATTGGCTAATAATTCAACAGTACCGCTGCCGTTTGGGTCTAACACAATGTTGCTGTTGCTAATACTGCTTATTTTATTTCCATTTAAGTTAAGAAACTGCGTGGTTAATATATCATGAAATATTTCGTTTCCACTAACATAAACATCAATACCGCCTACTGAAGTTGATATAGTGTTAGCACTTATTCTTAGGTTGACTGCAGAAAAAACATTATCTACATCTTGGTCTAGAGATTTTATTTCAGAGTTAACATCTAAGTCGTATACAGGAGGAGATGTGTTAATACTAATTTTTTGACTGATCGCATCTAAGTAAAGTAGATCAGTTTCAAACGCTAGATCTACACCAGCACGTAGCAGATCGTCTGTTAATGCCTGCCCTCCAATGCGTCCTAGTTGACTCATATTAGTTAGCGTATCCGTAATACACTGTTACGTAAACAGGATTCCCGCCGCCGCCTGAAGCAGGAACAGGAGATGTAAATTTAATATACCATCCATCTGCATAAGGTGCATTTGGGCCTGTTAAACTTCCGCTAGAACTTTGTTCAATACTGAAGTTGGTTGTAGAAATTTGCATAACATTTTCAACTAGCACAATAACGTTGTCGTCGCTTGCAGAATAAGACGTAACAAAACTTGTATTCAACGGTCCAAATACTGTTTCAGTAGCATCACCCGGGCCTAGTGTTTGTTTTGTAATTGCGGCTGCTACAGGACTTGCTACAGTTACCCAAGTGCCACCTACATATGCTTCAATTGTTGTTAATGATGTGTTGTATCGAATAGTACCATTAGCATCGGTTGGCTGTCTTACACCTGTTAGTTGAGGGCGTTGTCCTGTAGAACCTTTAGGCAGCATTAATCCGCCGTGGGCATTCATTACTACACGACCTGCAGGGCCGTTAGCATCAGGGTAAGCAATTAATGTTCTGTCATTAATGCTAAACTTGGAAATATTTTTTGTCTTTAAGAATTTCATACTGCTAATGAACTCACAGTTGCTGATAGCAAACTTGCTGCACTCGTGCCAATCCAAATTTCATCGCCGCTTTCTAATACAATACGTTCTTCGCTAAAAAATACAGTTTCTCCTGCTGGAACATTTAAACTGCTGACAATTAAATTACCTGCAGTATATGATTTCCCACTTCTCACAATGTAAATGTTTACTGTTACACTATTAATCGTTTCGTCTGTTGCATTAGGTGCACCGGTGTTACACAATGCAATAGTAGTAACTGCATTAGTACGGCCAGTAACTCCACCTGCAATTGGTCCACCTGTGGTTGAACTTGTAAATGCTTTTACAGGAACAGTAACTGACGTTGAATCAATTAATGCAATCGTACCTTCTGGAGTTTCGTAATTTCTAATCATAATTATCTCTTAAAATAGCATACTGAATACCAGCGCTTTGTTTTTACTTATTAATTCGCCGTTGCGTTTTGCAACTTCTGCACTGTCGTTAATGAACCAAACTCCTGATGAGCCAATACCAGGTTCTGCAGAATATAACAACAGGCTATCGGCTACATAAGTTGGCGTTACTCCAATTTTATCTAACTGCAATGCATAATTAGTTTCTAGTTTACCGGTGCCAGATGTTTTGATATAAATGTTTTGATCGGATATAGAAGTTTCAGTTCTAATTTCATAATTAACACTGTCAATTTCTAAACCATAAGATCCCGATTCACCAAACAATACCTTATCAATATAAAATTGAGTAGACAGCTGACCGTCAACTAATACAGATACTGCACTTTTACTATCAGTATCATATCCTGTAGTATCTGTAAAGTATGCTAGTGAACCCGGCGTCACTGCATCGTTTGGAGTAACGTCTTTATCTGCAATAATTACACGAGTATCTAATTTGGTAATTTGGAAAGTTGGATTATTTTGAATTGCGTCGTCAACATATTTTTTGTTTGGTAAATCGTCATCGGCAGTAACTTGGTCTTCATAATTATCTGTACCAAATACTTTTACAACTCCAGTTCCTGTTCCAATCAATGTCAAATCGCCGTTATCAGTAGACGAGTTAGTTAAAATTTCTTTTAATCTTATTCTACTAAAATTATAATTAAATAAACCAGGAGCAGTACCCTGTGCTATTATCCAGGTGTTGTTGGTTTCATCCCACAACAATGATGCATTGTTTGCAGGCTCAATATTTGTATCAACAGAAGCAGTGTTGCCTCTATCAATTTCAATGCCCGAATAACCTAAAGTTACACCCGGGCCAACTTCTCCTTTGTTTAATATAATAACGTTGTCTGTAATATTTAAATTAGCAGCTTCTACCGCTAATGTTTCGCCTTGGACTACAAGATTACCAGTTACGATTACTTGGCCGCCAGCAGCAGATGGTCCAGTGTCAAGTGTTATATTGGCACCTACGCCTGCTTTAATATTATAGTCGCCGTTGACTTGGAGGAATTGACCCATTTCTATTTCCTAGATTATAGTGCTGTTAACTGAATGTAATCGCTTGAAGAATCGTTTAATAGAATCCAAGTATAACGATTGCCGCTAAAATCAGTAGCAAGACGCTTAGTGATTTTAGCAATAGGAGTCGGAGTTGATCCGTTACCGTCGATGTAACCGTTAATTCTCATCTCGTTATTGCTATTAGGGATAGTTGCTTGTAATACACAAGTTGCTTTAGCACCAGCTTGATTGGCTACTACGAAAGTTTTTGCACCACGTTGCTTAGAAATATAAGCATAGTTAGTTGTTATGTTATAGGTTGCATCTGTGTATGCAGCAGCACCAAAGTATGCTTCAACACGAATACCAGTAGCTGTTGATAGTGGGGTTCCGATAGCATCGGTTCCAAGTACATCTTTTCTTAATGGACGTCCCATTTGATTTCTCCTTAAATTGACGTTTTAGGTCTACGCAGAGGGATTCTGCATAAGTCCGCATTGCGGATATAATTTAGACAATGTATTTATCCTTGCGATAGCATAGACATTAGTTCTAATTTTTCTACTGTAGATAACACTACATTTATTGTGTCTATCTCTTTTTGTGCTTGTTCTAAGTAATTTTTTTTATGTGTTTGACGATATTGTACCAATGCTCGACTGTATTCTTGTATATGCTGTTCGACAATACGTTCTATCTGTCGAACATCATGCTTAAACATAGGAAACCGTTTGCGCCATAGATTAAACTGATTTCGAATGTCGGCAAAGTCTTGGTCGCTAGATACTTTCATGTCAATCTCCATTTGCGTTTACCGCAATCCCATACCTTTAACAATCCCATCTCCCGTGTTATTTCTGATTCAGACTTGGCAGCATCGTGCCCCTGCTTGATTAGTTTTTGTTTTGAAAATGTAAATCTATGATACAGCCTGTGTTCTCTAGGTTTTAGATACCAGTAACTGTATTTGACTTCGGAGACTAGTTTGAATCCCAGAGTCTTGTATAGGGCACCTGTGCTCCATTCGTTGTCCGAATAAGAAATTATGATTTCTGTTGGATGCAGCTTTTTATAAAAACGTAATAATTTACCAGCTCCGCCTACTACTAATCCACTGGCTGCGAATCTAACAAGTTCTGTGTCTGTCGACTGCTTGCCTATTCCAGTCCTTGCTTTTGAAAAAGTCATCAACGCAATCAGTACATCACTGTGATACAGCCCTAGGCATGTGGTTGATGGAGTATATCCCTGTATGTGATGTTTGTTTAAAAATTGTTTTGCTGTGATATTGTCCACTTGCTGTACTGCACACTTTCTAGCATAGATTGTGGTATCTTTGTATTGTTGCAGCTTTACTCGCAAAACATTTTTTACAATATCTTTTTTAGCGTGCCAAAAGTTTGAGAATATAGTTATCAACTGAATGCCCAACTGCTCGCACTCATTGAACTTGTTGTAATGGTAATCTCTAGTAATGTGAGCAACATCCTCATGATGCCAATACACTCCGTTGTATTCTATTGCTATACCTAAATCAGGTAGATATACATCAATTTCCTTGCCCGATGGCAGTAGCTTTCTAGTATTTTGAACTATGTTAGTAATACCCAAACTTTGAATAAATCTTACTAACTCTTGCTCGTCGGCACTCCTAAATAGTTCTCTAATACCGTGTGCGTTAAGATATCGATAAACTGTCTGAATATGCACGTTTAACTGATCCGCAATCTCCACTGGCGTGTTACTGTTGTACAATGCCAGCAGCTGTTCTTTGTTTTCTAATGCTGAGATATTTTTTTCTGGAAACTTGTTTACCCAAAATCCTGCTTGACGTTTTTGTCTATATGTTTCTTTTATTTTTCCCGGATTATTAAAGTTTGCATCGTGATATCTCAATATTTTAGTTGCCTGCACCTTGGCAACAATCTGATTATTTTTATCAATATCTAAATATGTGTTCTTGTGACTGGTCTTGGCAGCCAGTGTCTGTCCAACGTTTGATACTCCGTATTTTTGTAAAGTGGTAGCTGTTCTTTTTTGTTGCGTTTCTGCTCGTTGTGTTGTAGTGTGTGTTGATTTAGTGTTAGACACGCTGTTGGATACTGATTCTTTTGCACAGACACAGTGTGCGGCTGTACCGCAAAAACCATAGCCTTGTGCTAGCGATTTGAATTTTTTATCATGGCCCCTATTACAGATGCTTTGATTAGGATACAGGGTGTTATAAATTTTTTCAGCAATTGTTGTGCCTGGACTAGCATGCACCCATTGCGACAATTCGCTATCCCTCTTTACTGCCTGACTTATCTGTTTAGAGCCTGTGCTGTGCACAAGATCAATTAATTTTTGTTTCATGTTGTTATTTATACATTAGAGCCTGCTTTATACAGTGTAACATATTTTTTGTCAAATAAAAAGGCCCCTTAGGGGCCTTTTTGAGGTTGCTGGCAATTTTACTTATTAAGCAAAACGTAAGTTAGCTGAAGTTACAGCAACAGTTGCCAAGTAGTCAGCTGCGTTACCCAATGAAGAAGCTGTATTGGTCAACTCAACATATCCATAACGTGTCATAAAGCTTACGACTGGTTCGAATGTTGCTGGATCCAATACTACACCGCTGCTCATCAATGGAATGTATGGGCAGTAGAATGCAGCAGCATCAGACTCAGAAGCGCCTTTGTAACCTACTAGAACGTTGTCGTTCTCAGCATATGTGTTAACATATACTTTCATTGCGCTGTTCAATGTACCAACAAACTTAGTGTTTGTAGGAGCTTCGAATGTACCTTCTGTAGTGCGAGCAAACGCAGAAGTTGTAGCACTTTGTAGTAGTGTTAATGTAGTTGGGCTTACAACTGCCCAGTTACCAGCACCACGACGTGTACGCTGAGCGATCAAGTTAGCAGCACGGTTGATTTGAACAGCTAAAGCAGCATGCTCGTCACCAACGAATGTAGCAGTACCAGATACAGCAGCTTGGTCGTATGTCAACACTGTTGAGCTCAATGTAGCTAGGCTACGTAGAACTTCTTGGTCGATCTCAGCTGTGATCTCTTGTGCAAGAGCAGCCATGATTTCTGCTTCGATGTCAATACCTTGTTGGGCTTGTGCATCTTGTGCAGCTTCAAACGTCCAGCGAGCTGACAATTTACGTGTCTTAGCTTCAACTGTTTGCTTCAAGATTTGAATGCTTAGTTTGTTACCTGCCACGCCTTCTAGGGCAGCTGTACTAGCTGCTTTACCGGATGTAGCACCAGCATAACCTTCAGCAATCTTGAATGGACTCAATGCCTCATCACCGGCTACAGTATCACCACCGGTACCGTCGAAGGTATTAGAGTAGCGAACACGTAGTGTGTGGATTTGGCCAACTGGGCCAGTCATTGGCTGAACGCCAACTAATTCATTCGCGATGACCGTAGGCATCACACGTCTAATCACTGGAAGGATTACACGATTTAGGGTTGCAACGTTACCGGCGGATGTAGCTCCAGCTGTGGCACTTTCTGCGAGATACTTGCGGGTATTCTCTAGAGTAGTAGCCATAACTGAACGCTTGTTACCTTGTAAACCCTCTAAAAGGGCTTCTTTAGTCTCCGACCAGCGTGACTCGAGTAGTTGTGACATTATAGTTCTCCTTAAACTTTTAGTCCCGCAAGCCTGCGGATGTCAAATATTTCAGCAGTTTTTTCTTCTTGACTGCTTGCTTGATGTGCCTGGTTATTGCCTGTAATTTCTTTAGCCTCTGAAAGTACTCTCTTCGCTGGTGCACCGCCATTCATTACTGATGGAATGTACTTGTCGAATGCTGTACGAAGCTTTTCAGTTTGGACTGATTCTAATAGACTGCCCATGACCTCTTTCTTATCTCCAGTCAACGGACCTAGCAATTCACTCATAACTTCTTTGCGTTGGTTGTTTTCTTTTATAATACGTAGTTCACGTTCTTTTTTATCTACTAGTGATTGTGCTTCTGCAACAATTTTTGCCGCTTCTTCTAACTCTGCTTCTTTGGTTTCAACAACCTTTAGAAGTTTAGCTGTTTCAGATTTCTCATTTAGGTGAGATGCAGCGTACTCGCTTGCGAAAGATTCAAAAAGTCTGCGTCCAAAGTCATTCTTACGAGCTGCTTCAATGTCTTCACGTAGTTGAGTCATTTCAGAACGGAGGCCGCCCTTGACTGTTTCTGCAACTATTGTAGAAGCACGGCTAATAAAATCTTTCTTGACAGTTTCAAACTTAGCTTTGCTTTCGCGAACCAATTTAACTTTGGTCTCGGCTAGGTCTTTCTTGTCTGCATGGAACTCTGCGATTTCTTTCGCTAGAGAATCCACAATAAAAGATTCTAATTTAGCTACATTGCCTGCAACTGATTTACGATCTTCGTGTAGTTCTGCAAGTTCTTTCTTAAGATTCTGTAGAACAAATGATTCCATAGTGGAAGCATCAGTCTTCATTTTCTTAATGTAGTTTGCACGGGCTTCGATTAGTCCTTGACGATCTTCTGCAAGTTCGCCTAGTTCTGCTGTTAGCCTGTCAGCTAGCATAGACTCTACAGCCTCTACCATTGCCGACTTATCATGCTCGTACTTTTCTGCAAATTCTTCACGTAGCGTAGAAGTGACTTGTTCACGATTTTCTTGAATTCTGCTTTCCCAAGAAGATTCAATTTCCGATTTAATTTCTTCGGAAATCACATTGTTTTCAAACAACTGTTTTACGATATCTAGCATGTGATTTCTCCTACTGTTAGTTGAGTCCGCGAATTATTCGCTTCAGACTCTCTGCTAAGTATTTCTGTGCCTGTGGATCGCCTTTAACTTCCTGAGCGATTCTATATGCCTGTAAGCCGCCTGTGTTATTCATTAAATGTTCATAAACTGGTGTTGGGTAAGCGCCCGGTGCGCTTGGCTGTGCAACAATATCAACAGTGATAATTTCAAAACCTTGAACGTTACCACTTCCGTCAACTTCTCCAGACCCTCTAGAGCTTACACCCAACTTAACTCCCGACTCTAACATGGTCTGAATTAACTGACCCATTGGAGTTGGAAGTATTTTTAGTTTTCCGTAACCGTTAGGACCATCCATCCACATCTTGGTAATCATATGACTAACACGATCTAGATTGATTTTTAAATCCTGTGGGTGATCAACTTCTCCCAGAACTGAGTATCCGCCAGCGATCTGTTCATTTAGCGTTTTGACAGCCCTGCCAATTTCTTGAGAAGAATATACACGTTGGTTCTGATTCCGGATATCACCCTGAATACAAATACCATTAAGATGCAGAGACTTACCGCCTCTGCCGTCTTCTTCGCTCTCTAGAACAATCTTAGCCTGGTCGTAACTTAAATGTTCTGCTAGTGTTGATTTCACTATAGTGTCCTATTACCTACGGCCACGGAAAAGGCTAGCAGTGTTTACACCGTTATCACCTGGCTTTGCAGTTTCTTTCTTGGAGAAAGCATTACCTGCTTTGCCGCCTGGTACGTTAATGTTACCTGCGTTATCTTGTTTAGCAGCTGGATTTAGCAATCCGCCTTTTGTGCCTTCGCCTTTAGACTCGCCACCTTTAGCGATATTAGCAGTAGTACCGCCCATATCGTTCTTAGCGGCTACGATTGACTTAGCGTTTGCACCGTTGTCTCCACCTTTTGGTGTAGCAACTTTTTCTACATATTCACGAACTGTTTCTAGATCAAAATCATCTTTCATGTCCATGTTGTCAGCATCCATGTCGCTTGGGCCGTCCATGTTGTCTGCATCTGGCTCTTTATGATCGCCGTTCATAGCATCAAACTTGGCTTGTAGTTCATCTACAATGCTGTCTAAGTCTTGAAACAATTCTGCTTCAGATTTGTCAGCAAACTCGTCGTCGCCTTCTTCTTCTGGACCTATTTCGCCTGCTAGGTCGTCTGTTGGATCTTCGCTATCTAAATCCATGTCATCGTCACCTTCAATAGCGATATCTTCAAAATTTTCGTCTAAGTCTTCGTCATCTTCTTCGTCTTTGTGAGAAGACTCGTCAACTTCTTCTTCGTCGTCTTCTTCTGTTTCTTCAGCAATTTCGCTGTCGATCATCGATTCGTAAATTTCACGAGATTGTGTAACTACGTACTCGTGGAATAGTTCTTCTGCTTTAGCTTGATCGTCATTTACTAGACTTTCGAGCATCTGTTGTAATAAGTTTTTATCTGCCATGTTGTGTTCTCCTTCAAGATGGGTAGGCTGTTCTATTATTTACCCGGATTAAATGTATCCGAGGTTAAATGGTAGTTTTTTGATCGGTTTGATCGGAATATGTAGTTTCAGGATAAGTTTTTTCAAACTCGTCAAATGTTATGTGACTAAGATTACTTAGCGTAGTACCTAGCTTATCTGGAACAAATGCTCCAGATTCTACTACTCTAAAGAACTTTACATGTCTGAATTCTTTAATAACTTTTTCAGTTTGACTTAGCCAGTTACCAAAGTATGTAGCTGAATCTGTTGATTTTTTGTAATTGAACGTATCTGCATACACATTATTAAATTTTCCGTTTACACCTTGATAATCAAATCCAAAGATGTAAATGCTTGCATGTCCTTGGCTTGCTGCAAACCATAGTGCGGTAGGTCCTGAACTCCATCCCTTGTGCGGACTAAAAAAATTAACATTGACTTTAGTTTGAATTCCTTTATTAGGATTTGTCCAAACTTGATGATTTTTATGATATCCAGATGCTATGATTTCATTGACCATCTTAACATCAACTGCTATTAGATAGTGAGGATTATATTCTCTGTACTGTGCATTACAGCCATAAACTATGCCTTTATCTAATAGAGATTCCGGATTTAATTTTGCTCTGCTGGTGCCGTTGCCTATAACAAAGGCCGGATTATTCTGCAGGGGCTTCTTCGCCAACTGGTGTTCCATACATTTGTTGAATGAAGCCCATTTCTGACTGTGCTTCTAATTGATGTGCTTCAGACTGCAACCGTAGTTGATTAATCTGACGTAGAGTCAGACGAACTTTTCTAGTGTCATTTTTGTTAACAACTGATTTATCTTTGCTATTATCGTATCTACGATCGTTAGCAAAGTCGTTTGTCTTTTCGTTAAAATAAAAAAATTCGTTTAGGAGCATAATGTATTTATTACTGAACGGGTGCTTCTGGTGCTGCGGCCTCGCCGCCTTCAGCACCTGGTTCTGCTGCTGCCATATCCTTAGGAGCTTCTGCTGTTTGTCCAGCCATGTCAGCTGACATACCACCTTGTGTAATTCCTGCTGATCTCAACTGACTTTGAGCATCTTGTGACGACTGTAGATTTGCACCGTTCTCTTCTCTCCATAGACGTTCGTTTTCTTTGATCTCGTCTTCGCTCATTCCTAAGAAACGTTTCATAGCGAATCGCTTGCTTAGATGTGGAATTTGCATAACTGTTGAGAATGTTGCTGCACGAGCAGTATCAAGCTCACTCTGACGGTAAGCAGCAAAGTTTTGCGGCTCATTGAACTTTAGTTGGAACAAACTATTGTCAATGTTGATGCCGTTATTATCTAACCAAAGTTTAAATTCTAAGTCAAATGTTTCCACAACCATGCTTTGCAAGCGTTTGCAATATTCATTAAATCGCAATTCTTGAATGTATGCAGTACCTACTTTTCCGTCACCTACTTGGTTTGGACTTTCGTCGATTGCTGTTGGCAAGTAGCTGCTTGGGATTCTTAAAGCACGGAATAATTTGTTGGTAAAGTAACGTAGGTCTGTAATTTCGCCTAGGTTAGTACCTCCTGGTAGTGTTTCAACTTTGGATCCGCGACCTTCTGCTGTCTGTGGGAAGAAGTAGTCTTCATTTACACTTAACGGATTGTAACTAGCATCAATTACATTATTGCCGCCGCCTGTTGAACTCGGAATACGACGTTGTTGAATTTCGTTTTTAACACGTTCAACAAAGCTCATAGCCATGTGTGCTGGCATGTTACCAACGTCAACATAGAAAATTCTGCGTTCAGGCGCACGTTGAATACGATAGATAATAATCGCATCTTCTAACAATTCTTTTTGTTTGTATACTTTAAACACTGACTCTAGAATGCTATTGCCAAATGGATAGTTTCTATCAAGTCCTTCACTTAGACTAATATGCACAACATGTTTAGCATCAACTGTAATTTCGTTTTGTGCATTACTAAATCTTGTTCCATTTGAACGAGCAACATCACCTACCATGCCTCGGCCAAAGCCGCCGCCAGTAGAGTAACTGCTAGTGCCGCTGGGACTTGTATTGGCAGTTCCGTGAGGAGTAGTTGCTACTAGATTTACAAAGTTAAAGTTAATGTCCTTAATACCGTATTGCTCAGGAACCTTGCCTGTGCTTTCGTTAACAATAATCTTACTGACTTTGGTAGGATCAACATACAACCATTTCTGTGTTTGTGGATCTCTAATAAAGAAACAGTCACCGTACTTCATTGCATTTCTAAAAATACGGAAAATTCTAGTTTCAAATTGTTGTTCTTTAGCCCACTTTTGTAGCGCATCCTTTAACAGCTTAACTTCAGTAGATGTAGGTGCCCCTTTGAAAAATGTCTGAAACGGTGTACGATTTTCTTTATCTTTCTGTGTGCAGAATTCTGCAAGAATGTCTAGGGCAGCATTGACCTCACTGTCCATATCCATAGTATCATACTGCATGTAGCGTTCAACACGATTCGGACTGCCAGCGTATACATCAGGCAAATAGCTTGAATAATTTGTTCGTGCTGGTCCAGGACGACCTCTGCCGTTCAGTGGACTTGTGCTTCCGCTCATGTTATCTACATTAACGGGAGTGAAATACTTACGCCATCCAGCCATTATACTAATCCTTTATTAATTCTATTTTTACTACCTTTACCGATATAAAATGGAGTACCGTCCTCGTTATTATATCGATAAACATAAAAATTTTCACAACTCATTTATTATCCTTAAGCAAACAAATTACCAGACATACCTTTAATACCCCTCAGCTGATCTTCGCTGATGGATTTTTGTTCTTGAGTTATCTGAATTAATCGTGTCATGTTAGTATTTAACTGCGCAAGCAAGGTTTCCGCAGATTCTTGAGTCGGGGCAGCACCTGTAGGCTTTGCTGCTTCCTGTGCTTTTGCATCTTCTTTGAGTTTTTCTTCTGCTGCTTTTTTAGCTGCTGCATCTGTTACTTTTTTATATTCTGCATCGGCAACCAGCGTAGTTTTAGCAGCATCGGCTTTTGCTGATGCTTGCTGATCTTTTGGAACTAGAGCACTGCCTTGTTGGGCAGCATCGGCTTTTGCTGATGCTTGCTGATCTTTTGGAACTAGAGCACTGCCTTGTTGGGCAGCATCGGCTTTTGCTGATGCTTGCTGATCTTTTGGAACTAGAGCACTGCCTTGTTGCCCTGCAAATTGTTTTAACAGTGCTTCGGCGCCTGCATTAGTGTCTACTATCTTTGCATCTTTCTCTGCTTTCTCTGCTGTTTTTCCTATAGCATTACCAAATTTGCCAGCGTGCTGTTGAATTTTTTCGTCTAATTTTTTAGCGGCTTCGGCTCTTTGTTCTTTTTTATTATCATTTTTTCTTTCGTCTGCAACTGCCTTGCGAGTATCGTCTCTAATTTCTTCTTTGGCTTTAAGGATTTCTTTTTCTGCTTTTATACTTGCAAGCTCGTCATCAAAATCTCCTCTCATTCCGGGGATTTTGTTTAGCAATGTAAAAAATCCGTTTTTTAGAGTTAAGAAAAATCCTTTTAGATTATCTTTAATCCCTTCAAATGCTGATCCTAACGTCCATCCGGTGTCGTACAGATATTTAAATCCGGCAATGAGAGCAACTATAGGAATTGCAATTGCAAGGAATGGTAATGCTGCGGCTAGCGTGGCACTGGCTAGTGCAGTAAGTCCCCCAGTTGCTAGCCACCCAACGACTGTAGCCGCAGCAAGATATAACCCATATGCAGCTAGTGCTGTTCCCACTCCTAATAATATAGGCGTAACATTATTAACAATAAATGTAGCAATAGTTTCAAATGCAGGCAACACGTAAGTTGAAATCATACTGCCGATAGATTCTAAAGCAGGAAAAACATACTGTGACACAATTTCACTTAATGTTTGCAATACTGGAATAATATCAACTTGTACTACCGATGCTAAGAAAAGGAATGCAGGATATATTTGGTCTTTAATAAATGTACCTATTGTATTAAACACTGGTAATAGATTTTCTTTTACAAATGCTCCTAAACTTGCCAATGCTGGCATTAGTATTTCTGATATCACAGTTGCAACCAACTGGACTCCTACCATCATTATATCTAAAAATCCGCTGCTGGCTAAAAATTGTGTAAACGTATTACTAATGACAGATAGCGTTTGCCCCATCTTCTGCATTTTTTCATTAAAGCCGTCGGTTGTTTTACTTGCGTTTGCGGTGCCTGCTAGTCCTTTCTTAACTGCATCCTGTTGTATTTCTAAAGTCGATGCCAAACTGTTAACTGTACCTGCTGCCACGCCGCCAGCAGCCGCAGCATATTTCATATTTTGCAATGCTTTCGGACCTTCCTTGGCCATTAGATTATTAAGTCTATTTCGTTCGGCATCAGTAACTGCTTCGCCTCTCTGCATCTTAGCGTGGAATTGGGTCAGCATTGCTGCCGACTCGGGCATCTGTGCCATTAATGCTTGGTTTTCTTCAGTAGTTGCTGTGCCGGCTGCCAAAATATCTTTTGTAAAGTTTTGCATGCCTTTAGGCAATGCCTGTACAGTTCCTAAGAACGATGCCCTTACTTGTTCATTTACTCCCATCATTGATGCTTGGAACTGTGCATCTTTTAACAATGCATCTCGCTCTGCTTCTTTTGCTTTTCGATCTTCACCTGTTATCTTTGCTAGCGAATCCATTTCTTTAAGATAGTCTTTTGCGCCTTTGGCCAAATCAGTATTAGATTTATTTCCTTGCAATCCTTGAAGTCTTAAATTCTTACCATAATTTACAAGACCTTCATTAATTTCTTGAGTTGACATTCCAAGTGCATATAACTCACCGCTAGTTTCTCTTAAATTCTTTGACACTCTTGCAAAGTTCTTTGCACCATCTTCAGTAGTTGCACCGAATCCCAACATGCCAGCACCATTAGCAGCTATTAAAGAACCGAACTCTTGAAGATTCATTCCTGCTTCACTTGCACTCTTTGAAAAACTTGATATGCTGCCGCCAAACGATGCGCCGCCTGACGATGCTGATATTAATGCATCTGACATCTTATTTGCAGACGATGCCACTGTAGAGAATACTGTTCCAAGAATAGGAATTCCAGAAAACATCTTAGCAGCATCGGTTGCAGAATTTCCCATTGCAGCTAAATCGCCTGCTACTTGATTAAATTTTCCTGCTAATTGTGTTGCACTTAATGCTATATTTTTAAATATAGTTGGGCCACCAGCAGTACTGCTACCTTTGTTACTGCTGCTGCTACCGGTATTATTTCCGCCGCTGCTACCGGTATTATTTCCGCCGCTACTACCTGCTTTGCCAATCGACTTCATTGTTTTAAGCATTTCTGCCAAAGTGGCTTCAGAAGCAGCATTTTTAGCTTCTACGGTAC